CGGGGTGAGATCCTTGTAATCCTTGCACGCCAGCTCACAGGTTTTGCACCCGGTGCAGCGGCTGGAATCAATAAAAAATCCATACTGAGTGGTCATCGGCTACTCCTTACGCCTTCTCGATTTGCACCAGATTGGTGTGTTGTGGATTGCCCTTCGCCAGCGGCGACGGACGGTGCGTGGTCAGGGTGTTCATGCAGGCACCGTGGTCAACGCGGTCACCCTGCATATCGGCCTGATGCCACGCCCCCTGGCCCATGGCGCTGACGCCCGGCATGATCCGCGGGGTCACTTTGGCGGGAATGCGCACTTCGCCGCGGGTGTTGAAGACCCGCACCATGTCGCCGTTTTTAATGCCGCGTTTCTGCGCATCAACCGGGTTGAGCCACACTTCCTGGCGGCAGGCGGCCTGCAGCACGTCCACATTGCCGTAGCTGGAGTGGGTGCGGGCTTTGTAGTGAAAGCCGAAAAGCTGCAGCGGAAACTGACCGCGATCGTCCGAATCCCAGCCTTCGAAGGTCGAGGCATACACCGGCAGTGGGCTGATCGTTTCGTCCTCCTTCAGCTCCCAGGTGCGGGCGATCTCTGCCAGCCGACTGGAGTAGATCTCGATTTTGCCTGACGGGGTTTTCAGCGGATGGGCCTCGGGGTCGTCGCGGAATTTCTTATAGGCCACGAAGTGACCGTTGGGGTCCTTGCGTTTATAGATGCCCATCTCTTTTAGCGCCTCGTAAGAGGGGAGTTGTGGATCTTTGGCCACCATTTTGGCGTACAGATACTGCAACCACTCCGCCTGGGTGCGGCCTTCGGTAAAGCGTTGGTGGATATCCGGCCCGAGGCGTTTCGCCACTTCGCTCATGATCCAGTAGATGGGTTTGCGTTCGAATTTCGGCGCGGTTACCGGCTGGAGGAAGATCAGATAGCCCATATTCCCCGCGTAATCGTTGGGAATGATGTCTTCCTGTTCGACGGTCATCAGATCGGGCAGCAGCAGGTCGGCATATTTCGCCGACGAGGTCATGAAGTTGTCGATCACCACAATCATTTCGCACTTGCGCTCATCCTGCAGAATGTCGTGGGTTTTATTGATGTCTGAATGCTGGTTGATGATGGTGTTGCCAGCGTAGTTCCAGATGAACTTGATCGGCACGTCGAGCTTCTCTTTGCCGCGCACTCCGTCGCGGGTGGCGGTCATCTCCGGCCCGCGGGCGATGGCGTCGGTCCAGCTGAAGCAGGAGATCTGCGTTTTGACCGGATTCTCCGGCAGCGGCATTCGCTCGATGGTGATGGTGTATGTCGATTCACGCGCGCCGCTGTTGCCGCCGTTAATACCGACGTTGCCGGTGAGGATCGGCAGCATGGCGATGGCGCGAGAGGTCAATTCGCCGTTAGCCTGGCGCTGCGGACCCCAGCCCTGGCAGATGTAGGCAGGTTTAGCCGTACCGATCTCCCGCGCCAGCTTGATAATACGGTCGGCGGGGATCCCGGTGATAGCTGCGGCCCATTCCGGGGTTTTGGCGGTGGCATCCTCGCCGTGGCCCAGAATATACGCCTTGTAATGGCCGTTGGCCGGGGCGCCTTCCGGCAGCGTCGTTTCGTCGTACCCGACACAGTATTTATCCAGGAAGGGCTGATCGACGAGATTTTCGTTGATCAGTACCCAGGCGATACCGGCCACCAGCGCGGCGTCGGTGCCCGGACGGATGGGGATCCACTCGTCTTCGCGTCCGGCCGCCGTATCGGTGTAACGAGGATCGATGACGATCATGCGCGCATTCGAGCGTTCGCGCGCTTGTTCCAGATAATAGGTGATCCCGCCGCCGCTCATGCGCGTTTCCGCCGGGTTATTACCGAACATCACCACCAGCTTGCTGTTTTCAATATCTGAAGTGCTGTTGCCGTCGTTACTGCCGTAGGTATAGGGCATCGCGCAGGCGATTTGCGCCGTACTGTAAGTACCGTAATGGCTGAGAAAACCGCCGTAACAGTTCATCAGACGCGCTACCAGAGAGGCATAGGGCGAAGAACGGGTAATGTTACCGCCAACAATACCGGAACTGTAATTAATGTAGACCGCTTCGTTGCCGTATTTAGTCACGACGTCGCGCAGGCTGTTGGCGAGCAGATCGAGCGCCTCATCCCAGCTGATGCGTTCGAACTTGCCTTCGCCGCGTTTACCGACGCGCTTCATAGGATAATTCAGCCGGTCAGGATGGTTAATTCGCCGCCGGATCGAGCGTCCGCGCAGGCAGGCGCGAACCTGATGGTTGCCGTAGATATCGTCGCCGGTATTGTCCGTTTCGACCCAGAATACCTCGTCGTCCCGCACGTGCAGACGTAGCGCGCAACGGCTGCCGCAGTTAACCGAACAAGCACCCCAGACCACTTTATCCTGGCCGGATTGTTGGGCCTGTTTGAGGGCGGCTGCGGCAGGGCGTAATCCAAAGGGTAATGACAAGCCGCCGGCGGCCAGCGCAAGGGATCCGAGGGCAGAAGATTTAACGAGGGTGCGGCGGCTGATCCCGCCGCTTTGCGCATTATCTGACATGGCTCACTCCATAATGTTCGTTATCTATGAACGTTTTAAGCCGTGATTAGGATCAGGCTAATGGAGTGGCAGTGTTACCTATTAAGGGGGAGATAATATTAATGTATATCAAAACAAAGGGGATTCCCCCGCCCGGGCGGGGGATAATCTCTACTGCGGTTCGCGCGGCGCCGGGGCCTGAGTGCCACCTCCGCTTACCGGGTAATTTCCGCTGCTGGTGCGGGTGTAGAGGATTTTAAGGGTATCGTTGGCGCAATGACCGACCACTTCGGCGTCAGGTTTATCGGCCTGATCGTTCGGCACGATGTTCAGCATAAAGCCGCTTTCCGGTACGCCATTGTTGATGATTCGCTGCTGAATATCGCTTTTGATCCGCTCGCAGTTATCAGGTGCCGCCAGCGCGGCCGGGGCAATGCCCGCCAGCAAAAGTGCAGTAATCCAGGGTAACCGTTTCATCTCTGCCTCCTTACGACTGGGTGTGACTATAATAGTAGCAGGGTTAATGTAAATGGTTGTATTTGCTAATATGACCGGGAATTATCTTCATCTATTGGTAGGTCATGTGAATAAACACGCGCTTATGCTTCTTCTGGCTGGTCTGTTGGCGGGATGTGACAACGCCAGTGCGCCGCTGTCGTTTACGCCAGAGATGGCCAGCTTCTCTAATGAGTTCGATTTTGATCCGCTTCGCGGGCCGGTGAAGGACTTCAGCCAGACACTTTTCAATGACAAAGGGGAAGTGGCGAAGCGCGTCAGCGGCACGCTTTCGGCAGAGGGCTGTTTTGATAGCCTGGAAATGCAGGATCTGGAGTCGAACTCCGGCGTCGCCCTGGTGCTGGATGCTAACTACTATCTCGATGCCCAGACCCAGCAGAAAAAGCTGCGGTTGCAGGGTAAATGCCAGCTGGCAGAGATGCCTGCGTCGGGCATTTCATGGGATACCGATGACAACGGGTTTATCGTCAGCGCCCACGGCAAAAATATGGAAGTCCGTTATCGCTACGACACCGACGGTTATCCGCTGGGTAAAACCACCGTGGCCGGGGACCAGCACCTGTCGATTACGGCAACACCGTCTGCCGACAAGCGTAAAAGAATGGACTATACCGCCGTGAGCCTGCTGAACGATAAACCGCTGGGCAATGTGAAGCAGACCTGCCAGTACGACCGGCATAACAACCCGGAGGAGTGCGAGTTGGTGATTGTGGATGCGACCGTGAAGCCTGCGGTTTCGCGCAAGTACACCATCAAAAACAGTATCGAATACTACTAAGCACCGCGCAGCAGGCTGCGCGGTACGGTCGGGCAGAGATCAGGGAGTCATTGTCCGGCCAGTGCGGCGATCCAGGCAGCGCAGGGTGTTCGGCTCCCAGTAGGCGTTGACGTTGGCGCTCTGCTGGCATTTATCCCGCGCATCAAAGGCCACATCCTCTTTATCCCACTCTTTCTCTGCGCGGGTATTCACCTTATGGCGCAGGCTACGGGTGTCGTTCCATTGCTCTTTATCCATGGCGGCATTCTGACGGCTCTGAGCGCTGTCGCCGGATTCAATAATCAGTTTGCTGGTGTTGGCGGATACTGGCGCGACGAAGACCGTAGCCAGCAGGGCAACCAGACAGAGACGTGTGCTCAATTTACGCATAGCAATTTCCTTATGGATGGTGGAAATTCGAATCCCCACCGCAGATTCTATAACAGTCCATGTTAAGGGCAAACCCACATCAGGCATGTGGAAAGGATCCTTTCACATTCGGGTATGATAACGCATCACTCCTCAGACAACGCTAAATATGTTTAAAACAACGCTGCTCTTTTTTGCCACCGCGCTGTGCGAAATTATTGGTTGCTTCCTGCCCTGGCTGTGGCTGAAGAAAGGCGCATCGGTGCTGCTGCTCATTCCTGCGGGCATCTCCCTGGCACTCTTCGTCTGGTTGCTAACCTTGCATCCTGCAGCCAGCGGGCGCGTCTATGCTGCTTACGGCGGCGTATACGTCTGTACGGCGCTGCTGTGGTTACGGGTGGTGGATGGCGTGAAGTTAAGCCCGTACGACTGGGCCGGTGCAGTGATCGCCCTGTGCGGCATGTTGATTATCGTGGCAGGCTGGGGGCGCGCGTAAGCGCCTCATTGTGTGATCCAGCGAGGGTTTTTTGATCTTCATACTTGTATGGTAGTAGGGTTGTTGCGTGAATTTCCTTCATCACAACGAAAGATGTAAGGAACCGAAATATGAAGATTGTAGGGGCTGAAGTCTTTGTCACCTGCCCAGGGCGCAACTTTGTTACGCTGAAAATTACTACCGACGAAGGGATCGTTGGCCTGGGGGATGCCACTTTAAATGGCCGCGAACTGTCCGTGGCCTCATACCTGAAAGATCATCTCTGCCCGCAGTTGATTGGTCGTGATGCCCACCGCATCGAAGATATCTGGCAGTTCTTCTATAAAGGCGCGTACTGGCGTCGTGGCCCGGTCACCATGTCGGCGATCTCTGCTATCGATATGGCGCTGTGGGACATCAAAGCCAAAGCCGCCAATATGCCGCTGTACCAACTGCTGGGCGGTGCCTCCCGTGAAGGGGTAATGGTTTACTGCCATACCACCGGCCACACGATTGACGATGTGCTGGAAGATTACGCTCGCCATAAAGAGATGGGATTCAAAGCCATCCGCGTTCAGTGCGGTGTGCCGGGAATGAAAACCACTTACGGCATGTCTAAAGGGAAAGGGCTGGCGTATGAACCCGCCACCAAAGGCAACTGGCCGGAAGAACAGCTGTGGTCAACCGAAAAGTACCTCGATTTTACTCCGAAACTGTTTGACGCCGTGCGCAGCAAATATGGCTTCAATGAACACCTGCTGCACGACATGCACCACCGTCTGACGCCCATTGAAGCCGCGCGCTTCGGCAAGAGCATCGAGCAGTACCGCATGTTCTGGATGGAAGATCCGACCCCGGCAGAGAACCAGGAGTGCTTCCGACTGATCCGCCAGCATACCGTTACGCCGATCGCGGTGGGCGAAGTGTTCAACAGTATCTGGGATTGTAAGCAGCTGATTGAAGAGCAGTTAATCGACTATATCCGCGCCACCATCACCCACGCGGGTGGTATCACCGGGATGCGCCGGATTGCCGATTTTGCCTCGCTCTATCAGGTACGCACCGGTTCGCACGGCCCATCGGATCTGTCGCCGATTTGCCACGCGGCGGCACTGCATTTTGACCTGTGGGTACCAAACTTTGGCGTGCAGGAGTACATGGGCTATTCCGAGCAGATGCTGGAAGTCTTCCACCATAACTGGACGTTTGAAGACGGCTATATGCATCCGGGCGAGAAGCCAGGGCTGGGTATCGACTTTGACGAAAAACTGGCAGCGAAATACCCCTACGATCCAGCCTACCTGCCGGTTGCACGTCTTGAAGATGGCACGCTGTGGAACTGGTAAAGGAGCCGAAAATGAAAAGTATCGTCATTCAACAACCCAATACGCTGGTGATCGAAGATCGCCCGTTACCGAACCCCGCGGCGGGCGAGGTGCGCGTCAAAGTGAAGCTGGCGGGGATTTGCGGTTCCGACAGCCATATCTATCGCGGCCATAACCCCTTCGCCAAATATCCGCGGGTGATCGGCCACGAGTTCTTCGGCGTGATTGATGCCGTCGGCGACGGCGTCGATACCGCTCGCCTGGGGCAGCGCGTCTCGGTGGATCCGGTGATCAGCTGTGGCCACTGCTACCCGTGCTCGGTCGGCAAACCGAACGTCTGTACCTCGCTGGTGGTGCTGGGCGTCCATCGCGACGGCGGCTTCAGTGAGTACGCTGTGGTACCGGCTAAAAATGCCTGGGTTATCCCGGATGCAATCAGTGATAAGCATGCGGTGATGGTGGAGCCATTCACCATTGCAGCTAACGTCACCGGCCACGCCAGCCCGACGGAACAGGACGTGGCGCTGATTTATGGCGCGGGTCCGATGGGGCTGGTCACCGTTCAGGCGCTGAAAGGCGTTTATAAGGTGAAACAGGTGATTGTGGTCGATCGCATCGACGAGCGCCTGGCAATGGCCGAGCGCAGCGGAGCCGACTGGGTCATCAACAATGGCAGCCAGTCCCTGCCAGCATTGCTGGAAGAGAAGGGCATTAAGCCGACGCTGATTATCGACGCGGCCTGCCATCCGTCCATTCTGCAGGAAGCGGTCACGCTGGCTTCGCCTGCGGCGCGTATTGTGCTGATGGGCTTCTCCAGTGAGCCGAGCCAGATCGTGCAGCAGGGGATTACCGGCAAAGAAATTTCCATTTTCTCGTCCCGTCTTAACGCCAATAAGTTCCCGGTGGTAATCGACTGGCTGACGAAGGGGCTTATCGACCCCGACAAGCTGATTACTCACGCCTTTGAGTATCAACATGTTAAAGACGCCATCGAACTGTTTGAGAAAGACCAGCGGCAGTGCTGCAAGGTGTTGCTGACGTTCTAATTACTATGAATGCGGTTTAGCGGTACGCATCTTACCCTGTTGAGATAGCCATTATGACTCAAGTACAACATGAAAGATCCACATCTGACCTGATCAAAGCCGCGGTATCCGGGTGGCTGGGCACCGCGTTAGAATTCATGGATTTTCAGCGCTAAGAGGGGTATGTAGAGGATATTTAAGGATATTATGCAGCAGGCCTGTTACTGTGGGGCATCGTTGGGGCAAAGTCACTTAATTTTAAACTCAGCATTGCGATCTGGTCCAGGTTGTTTTCCTCCATCCACTTACCGTAAACCTGAAATACCATTTGAGCGTCGGCATGGCCCATCTGGTTAGCTATGAAGTTCGGGTTTGCTCCTGCAGAAAGTGACCAGCATGCGTAGGTGTGTCTCGACTGGTAAGATTTTCGGTGGCGAAGGCCGGCTCTTTTCATCGCGGCATCCCACGAGTTCCCGATTGAGTTAATAGAGAAGTGCTTTCCGTAATTCCCGGCCCTGGCTGTAAGTGATGGCAGGAAGACAAACGTGCACTTGTTCATTTCTTTCTTTCCGTACTCCCTCAATTTTACCGGAACGGTATGCTCCTGAGAGAGGCGCGTCATTTCATACTGGCTTTTGAATGCCTCATGAGCCGGTCCGATCAGATGCACAACCCGGTTAGTACCGGCATTAGTTTTCGGTAGCGTGAATATCCCTTTCTGAGTCAGGCTCCTTCTGACAGTGATAGTCCCTGCCTTTAAGTCCACATCCTCCCAGGCCAGTCCGCACAGTTCACCCGGCCGCAATCCGGTGTAAACGGCGATAGCCCAAAGATTTTTGCTCTGCTGATGGTGGCAGGCGTCAATCAGGCGAGGGAATTCTTCTCTTGTGATGGGGTCTGGATCGGGGCGGGACTCTCGCAGAGGGGCGACACCAGTCATCGGTGACCTTGAGATATAGCCATTTTCAACTGCAAACTGGAAAATACAGAACCACACGGTCATGTAGTTGTTCACCGTGACCGATGAGCGACCCTTCTTCGCAGTTTTATGGCCCTTCTTCATGACCTGATAACCGGTCAGCAATTCTTTTCGAATCTCCAGAATGCTCTCTTTGGTTATTGAGGAGAGCAGGGTGCCCGGCCCCAGGATAGCCATGACGTTAGCAATAACTCGCCCGTAAGTGTTGAGTGATGACTCAGCCACCTCCATTTCCTTCAGTGCAAGCCACCTCCCGGATAACTCACCGATAGTCACCTCTTGCCTAGCCTCCCCGAAACGCTGCAAATTTTTCGAATTAGGAAACTGCGCCGAGTAGATGAAGGTGCCGGTCTTGATCGCATAGCATATTGATGTGCGAAGCTCGCCAGCAACCTTCCTGTTCTTTGGCGTATCAGGAACACCAAGGCCTTCCCTGACCCTTATCCCTTTATAGATAAACCACAGGCGCAACGTACCGCCGTGGTTCTCGACCCCGGTTGGATATTTAGACATACCTTTTCCTCTTTATTAAAGGTATCGATATTTAAGCAGATTTTTGACGGGGTATCGCCGGTCTTTGTCTCTCTACCCAATTGTCAACCTCATGTCGGTTGTAGAGGATAGGGGAGTTATCCTTTGGCTGGCAGTCGCCGGAGTAGTGACGATACTCACGACCTTCCATCCAGGACTTCTCGCGCGCGGACTTGATAGCGTTTTTGGTCAGTCCGGTCAGGGCGATCAGCAGCTCCTCAGAAACCCATTTGTTTGGTACCAACTGAATAATGTCGCTCATGGTTTTCTCCAGGCAAAAAAAACCGCCTTACAAGGCGGTGATTTTTTCATTAACAGAAAAGAATTATGTGGCTATAGCTGACTATCTTTTAGAAAATTAAAAAATCTCAAGTTGTCTAGCCACAAGGTAATGACCGATCTTGACTCACGAAACCCTTTGTGAGAATCCAAAAAACCGTCTGGCATATTATGTGCTTCGTTCATTTCAGAGGTTATCTCATAACAAAGTTGATCAAGAAAAAACGTTTTCAATTCTTCTATCTCTTCTTCAGTATAAGAAATGCTCTTGCTTTTTATTATCTGTTTAGCTGAATCAATAGCATAGGTTGCATTAGCAACTTGTAGGAATGTCCAGTCTTGGCCCCGAGTGTTTTTTACGCTTTCATTGGCTTTTATCGCTTCAGATTTCAAAAGGTTATGGAGATGCATTTCCCTTTCAAACCTAAGTAATTCTTTTTGTTGTTTAAAAGAGTCATTAGCACTTTTTCGGCTTTGTATGGCTGCATAGGCTGCGGCTCCAGCAGATACCACACCTCCAATTGCAGCGAAAAGGTCGATAAAATCTTCATGATGCCAACTCAATGATTTCACTCCTATTAATATTTTGAATGAAGATGTTTTTAATGCCCCATCCCTTTTTAATTCGTTATTCTCCTTATGTAAACTTATTTCCACATTGTACATGCTCAATATAAAGAACTTAAAAGTAAATGAGCTTCATCGCTTTCAAGGCGCTTCGAGGATGTGCGGCATGAATTCTGAATTATATCCTCTAATCCATTATAATCCTGTCTGTTTTCGCTTGAATTCCATCTCACCCTGGCAATCCACGCACATCGTGCATCCCGGATACGCTTTCCGGCGAGCCTCCGGCAACTCATCATCACATTGGCTACAGTGAGTGGCAGATACCGCATCACGGTTGATACGGTGGGCCTGTATTGCATGTTCGCGCATCATCTCTTCGAGAGCGCTGGCCTGATCGATGATTTCAGTCATGGCTGTTTCTCCACTCTGTTATTCCAGGCAGCAAGGGCCTTTTGTTTTTGTCCTGAGTAACGACCTTGCGCTTGGCATGATGGGTTTAAGCAAGCTATCTGATGGCCGCCAAAATCTATTCCATTGAATTGATGGTTAAGCCATTGGGCTGCGCATCCGCAAAACGGACACGGCTTAATTTCTTCGCTCATACTCACTACTCCCTGAACTGTCGGTTAATCCGGCTGACGGCAAACGCCAGCAATAAAAAGGGAGCCATAAGCTCCCGGATGATTTGTGATTTCATGATGGCTCCTTGCCGCCCAGCTCATCTGGTATATCCACCTCATGGCCTAGCTTTGCAAAGACAACTGCGCGGCAAATGGCTACGCGCGGATTGTCTGCAATAAGTCCGCGACGATGACGCGTTACCATCTCGTTAACCCCGACCCAGTGAAATGCTTCGCCTGACACCGGGTCGACTGACTTGTAGCAACTGATAGCGAAGCGCTCCATCATAGGGCCACACTGGGCCCATTCCGTTGACGGGCTCCAGGCAAACCACACGTCACGTTCTTCAAACCAAAGGCACCCAGTGTCAGCTTCAAAATCCACCTTTCGACCGGTTGCGACTGCTGCTGCGTAATCAAGCTGGATACCGTCTAAATCTTCCGTTTTAACCTTCACGATTCCACTCCATAGCGCCCGTTAATGCGCCCAATTTCGCTGATAAATTTGATAAGGCTGATGCCGAGAGGCTCGACGATTTTGTGATATTTGCGGAGGATGGGCGGGACGACTTTGTTCCAGTTCGGCTTGGGCTTTGTTCGCATCGCAGCCTTCAATTCGTCACTGCAACGCCGGGCCTGGCAGTGCAGGGCATTCTCCTGTTCGGTGGTCATCCGCTTCATGCCGCCTCCGTTCTCATCACGTCGATCGCGCAGCCTGGCAGCAACTGTACCGCCGGGCCGTCGCACTGATTGCCCCATACATCAAAACCATGTGATGACTGCCTGGCGAACAACTCAATGCGAGGGACATCACCGAGCAATTGCACTAATTTTTCGCGAACGATATCTGGCTTGCGGGAGTTCTCCAGGCGCGGCGCGGAGACATGCTGACAGATAGATGCATCCATCCGTTCTGGTAGTTTCCCGCGCACAGCAAACAAGCAGTCTTCGCTGTTTGCTCGGGTCATATGGCCCATGCCGATCGCACTGTTACCCTTTACGCGATTCGTCTTGTGCCAGGTGAAGCCTTTCATGGTCATCAGGCGAAATCCCCACGCTTCGACAACCTTAAGCGCCTCTGCCGGCTGCGTCGGCACCCACCACATCGCCAGCAGGCAACTATCAGCTGCCAGATCCCACACTGGCAGGCGGCAGATATCCTGCACATTCATCACCGGATATTTAAACCCGGCCCCGCGGTCACCGTCGGCTGCTTTGTCGCGATAACTCCATGGCGGGTCTGCGTAGACAAGCGTGTATTTATATGTCATGCCGCCTCCTGCCTGTTCAAAGACTCTTCTGCGAGTCGCTGCGCTTTGAGTGGGTTGCAGATGACATCCCCCCATGGCATCAGCCAGCCGTTAGGCCCGACAATGAATGCCAGGCGAAGTCCGTGAACTACTATGTCGTCGTGAGCGTGTTTCATCAGTCGTTCCTCACATGACCGAAGCGACCGATATAGTCACGGTCACGGTCGTTAATGCGTGATGGCTTCATCGGCCCGCACGGTATGAATGTCGGGTAGAACGAAGCTCTGAAATTGCTTTGCCAGAGGTGTGATTCGTACCGGCGCAGAGACCGATCCTCCCAGCAATCGTCTTCCGCCTGCTGAATCTGCTCTGGCGTTCTGTTATCCACCCGCTTTTTGCCCAACTCCTCCGCAAGGAAGGCGCAGACGCGAGCGATCACTTCATCCTTCGATTCCAGTTTTTTGGGCGCGCGAAAGTAACCCGCCCCTTGAGGAGGTTGTGACATTTTTTAATCCTTAGCGGGGTGTTACTTGACTAATTTCTGCCAGATGGCGGAAACGTATTTGGCCTGATGAATGGCGTCGTCCAGGGCGCTGTGGCGGGTACCTTCGAATGGCATATCGCGTTTAGGGTCGAAGCCAATCGCTTTACCCATCTCGACGACTGTGCGCACATCGCGGTCATTCCACCATTGCCACGGTGCTTCCTGCCCGGTGAGCGAGTAGCTGTTACGGAGAATGACGCAATCGAACGATGCGCCATTGCCCCACACCTGTACGAATCTCGGCTTGGCGTGCTTGGCGACGAAATCAGAGAGCCAGCACAGAGCGGTGGATAGTTCTTGCGTGTCGTCGGTTAATGCCTTTCTGGCAGATTCGCCTTGCTCCATCCACCACAGGATTGTTGAGGCGTCTGGACGTGCCCGGAAACGCATTGATGACTCAAGCGAAACATTGACCTGGAAGTCATCTCCTGTAGCGCCAGTGTTTGGGTCGAAGAATACAGCGCCAATAGAGATGATCGGCGCGTACGGTCCATTACCCATCGTTTCGAGGTCAATCATTAAGTGATTCATGTTCATCCTTAAATTGCGTGAATGGCGTGGCGAGGGAAGGGAAGAGTTGCCGGTTCCTCGTCTGGATAGATTGGTTTATTGTGTTTATGCCATTCGACATGACATGACTTGCAGAGCCACATCACATCGGTTGGCTTGCTGTAATCACAGTGGTGAGCCTGCGGCCTACATTCGGATCCGCAGCACTCGCATTGTGGTGGCCGGGTTAGCTTCCCATCGCGCAAAAAATTGCCCACGATGATGTGGGCTTTTCTTTTCCATGGGTTTCTCAGAATGAATCGTTTTTTGGCTGCGTTACACCGTTCTCGGCCGCGATCGGAGGATTGATATTCCCTCCTTGCTGATACTCTATGCGGCAATCCAGCACGCGCTCTGTCGTATTCAGCAAGGCAAGCCCGGCACGCGGCAGTTAATCCATCATTGGATGCTCTTCTGATTTGAAAGTCCCTTTCCTCCTTCTGCTGATGGCATCTGGAACAGGTCTTCATATTCAGCTCCTAGAACGGGATATCTGAGTCATCAAAGTCCATCGGCGGTTCGCTTGATTGCGGTGCTGAGCGTTGCTGTTGGCGAGCCTGAACGGCGCTGGATTGGTTGCCTGCTTGCCGCTGGCTACTTCCAGCCGGTGCTCCGCCTGTCTGCCGTCCTCCGAGCATTTGCATAACGCCATTCATACCCACGTTTATCTCTGTGGTGTACTTCTCGACTCCAGCTTGATCCGTCCATTTGCGCGTCTTCAACTGGCCCTCGATATAAACCTGAGCGCCTTTAACTAGATGCTGGCCTGCAACCTCTGCTAACTTCCCGAACAGCACTACACGGTGCCACTCGGTAATCTCCTTCTGCTCCCCGGAGTCGCGATCTTTCCAGCTCTCACTTGTTGCCAGTGTGAGGTTAGTTACCGCCTGGCCACTGGATGTGTAGCGTGTTTCAGGATCCTGACCTAACCGACCCACCAGGATAACTTTGTTTACGCCTCTGCTACTCATGCTGCTGCTCCTGCCTGTTCGAGTTCTGATTTCCTGATGTCATAAACATCTTTCGCTTTAGCCTGATATTCGGTGCCGCGCAGGGTGCGCCATGCTTCCTCGAATAAAGGCTTGAGTGCTTCCATATCCGGTGCCTTCTCAGCATCAGCAACGAACTGTTTGAGGTTTTCTTCGTGCTGGTTAACGCCAGATTCAAGCCATTCCAGCAAGCGCTTCCCGGTGTCTTCGCTGAGGATTACCGGGTCGGAGTTGGAGAACAACTTGGTGCGGTCTTTACTGGCGATCGCATGGTGGGTTTCGTGGGCGATATCCAGAACGGTGGTGAACTCATATTCAACGCCGTCACGCTGCTCTGACTTCATGCCAAGCTTGGCGACCTTCTTGCGGCCGTTCTCTTCTACCTGGGCCGTTTCAGTCTTGCTGCGCATGGTTGCGATGATGTGCATAGGCGAACGCAAAATGGCGTCGAGGAACAGGCGGTGACGAGGGTTGATCTCGCTCCAGGCTGACCAGCTGTTGCCGCGGTATTTTGCCTTGGCGATAGTGTCGACCAGCTCCAGACATCCGCCGACGCCGCCCCATTCATGGGTGATGCTGTCGAGGATCAGAGTTTCATACCCGGCATCCTCGGCTGACTTAATCGCCTCAATGAATCGCTCGGGAGAGAAGGGGGGATCCAGTTCTAGCACGTCAAAGTCAGCGATATCGGAATAAAGCGAGGCGCTGCCCTTTTCGGTGTCGATGAAAGCGACTTTGCCGCCAATACCTTTGGCAACCAGCAACGCGCTGTAGGTCTTTCCTGAACCGCTTGGCCCGGTAAGTGCCAGCCGTAGCCTGGCTTTCTTTCTCATGGCTTTTTCGAATTTCATGATGGTCTCTCTTAGTTATAATTACCTGCGAACTCTTCCATGCTGATCGACGGATTCTGGCGTTCTGCTGCCAGGTTAACCGGCTCGTCATCTTCAACCGGCGATTCGGGAATCACGTCACGCATTAGCCGGACGAATGCATCGTCATCCCAGCGTTCCATGGCGCTCATGCTGCACGCTCCTCAAGTTGGATGCAGACGCGCTCAATGGAGGCGCTGCGAAGTGCATAGGCTGCCTCACGTTTCCATCCAAGCAGGCGGGACTCTCTGGCCTGTACCAGCCAGGCGTGATGATTCGCCACCATTGCCGGACGCGTTCTCGGCATTCGTGGGTGCTCATAGGGTTGTTTCATGGTTACTCCTGAATTAGATGTAAGCGCCACCCGGCACCGATTGGCTGCCAGATGTGAAATGGGGTGGGGGATTACTCAGATGGTGGAGGCGGAAGCGGCATCCAGTGGGTTATCTTATTTGCATCGATATCACCATAGTTGCTCCATTCAGCCCACTCACGAGGCATGTTGCCAGCTTGGTACTCGCATGTCCCTACCACCGAACCATCAGTTACAATTACTTCAACCTCTCGAAAAACTCGGCGATCGGATAAATCAAGCGGAAGCCGTTCACTGCACTTAATCCATTGCATATCCACCTCCTCGCTGAGTCGAATTACCGCGATACCACGGCATGCCAGCGGCCCTCTTCATCTCTTCGTTGGCTTCCATCCACTTGACGCCGTTACGCTGCTCACGGGCGTCACGGGCTTTCTGCTGGGCCTGACGGAGTAACTGGTGATTGATGGTCATGATTTCCCCTCCACCTGCTCAAGTAACCCGGCCATCGCCATCTGCTGGCGATTCATCGTGAATGATTCGCGTGGCTTCTCTAACGACGTCAGGCGCCATTCGTTATCGTTTAATTCAGTAGCAGCGTGCTGCTTTCCTTTGTGGGTGACAGTTATGATTCTTCCGAGCTTTTCTTTGATGTCTGCGCGGAGGTGTATCTTGTCGCCATTTGGCAAAGGGATAATTAGGATGTCATCGCTAGCCACCATAAGGCTTGCTACTGCGAAGATTGCCTCGTCAGTAACATCGAACTTCTCTCCAGTGAACTGACGTACACCAGGAGCCAATTTGCTTGGCTTTGACCGACCAGCAAAGATGCGCTTAGTCAGGCCAGAAAAACCTACTGTGATTGGATTGCTCATAATCATCTCCGCCCTTAAGCCGGGCCGCTGAACGTTAAAAAACCTCGCGCCTGGGGCGCTTACATTATTTTCTGCGGTGGATAGCCGCTCTCATAACGTGGCTCACTCGTAAATGAGCCTGGGTATGAGGTAATAAAAAACCCGCCGGAGCGGGTCTATTCGTATTGATAAACGTCGTAGACTGAATCGCCACGGGTTTAACAGACACCTCAGAGTCATTTAAGATGGCTTAAAGAGAGGTGCCCATGAGCGGTAAGCGTTATCCCGAA